GAGGTCTTCTCTGGAACGTAGTTGATTTCGGTCTTCATATTCATGCCGATACCGAAGCCAACAGCGTCACGATGATAAGCGAAGCACACACGGTCAAGCGAGGCGTCGATTGCCAAACCACCCTCAGAACGATCACCAATCATTGTGAACTTGAAGCCCAAGAAGGTATCAATTTCACCATTCACCAAAGCCTTAACTGAGTTAAAGTCGGCAGATGTGATTGCTGTTTCACCAAGAAGCGACTCAAGGCCAGCAGCCGAAACAAGGAAGCAACGACCGTCCATAGGAACATTGTTCTTGTCCAGATACCGCTTTGCAGTGCGGAGCTTGGTAAGGTTGAGGTTGGTGTCAGTGCCACCGATGTCATTGCTGACAGTCAACGATGTGCTGGAAGCAGCAAGCGCATCCAATACCAACTGATCCATACGACGACCAATCGAGCCGGAGACAACCTGAACAAGCTCACGACGCTCGTCAAAGTTAACCTTCGCCTGATGGAAGATGTCGCTGTATTCAGCAGCATTGTAGTCGCTCATCGTTGCAGTGACCTGCGAATATGAGATGTTAAGTGGTGTAACGTCCGTCTGAGGAACCCGAAGTGTGGCAGAACCTTTGCCAATCTTAGGGAACTTTACGGTTGAGCCTTCCACGTTCTGACGTTCACGGACGAGACCAGACAGGAGACGTTGTCCCTGATATGCCTGCTTCACTTCCGCATCGAAGAGCGTGACAAAGGCTGAGGAAATGCCCTGTGCCATGTTAAATCTCCAAATTGCGTTTCATGTGATAATCGTTCGTGATTGTCCTTACGGGTCACCTAACTAAGTATCCGGTCGTGTACGAGACATGATTGTCGGACGGAGGACAATTAGATCATCCGCCCGATGTTGTCAATTATGGTGCGTAGGCTTGGTCACCAAAGGCATTCTGGAACATCTTCTCCACCTTGCGTGTGAATACCATGTCCTTGCCGTACTTTGGATCTCCGACCATAGCATAAAGATCTTCTCTGGAGACTCCGGTTTCCGGTGTAACATCAGTTGTCGGGATCGACATCTCGCCTGATGCCTGTCTAATCTTGTTCAATGCAGAGACAAAGGCTGCCGAGGTAGAAGCCTTGGCGATTGCATTGGTTTCCGATTCATTCAACACAGACCGACTCAACTTGGTAAGCCACTGGTTGTTAGCCTGAATAATATCATTCGCCCGATTGCCGAGCTTCTTGATCTCTTCATCACGGCTGACAGTGACGTTCTCGAAAGCCTGACCAGCCTCTTCAATGTAGATAGAAGCCAGCTTGTCGAACGCATCCTGCGAAATTCCAAGTTCTTTGGCTGTCGAGATGTAGCGTGACAGCATTGGATCATCATCAGGAACATTCAGGTTCTTGAATAGGCTTGCATCGTAGTTGCCATCCTTAGGCGGCTTGTGCTTGCCCTGAGAGAACTTGGTTCTCAGTTCCTGATAGGACTTGGCAAGGGCTTCTACGTCTGGCCCCTCTTCTTCTGACCAGAAATTTTCAGGCCAATAGTCTGGTCTGACGAGTGCTTCCTCTGGAGTTTCAGGTTCTTCAGCCTGTTTTGCTTCCATTTCCTGTGCGGTGAGTTCGCGGTGAGGCACTTCAATCTCTGCCGCCACTTCCTCTTCCTTACTTACTGCTAACAGGCTCTGGTTGTCAGCAGTCTCGCTGGCCTGAGTTGTCTGTTCTTCTTCAATCATCTAGTCCTCGCTCGTTTTATACGCTCCTCAATTAACCGAACAACAGAGTTCTGGCCTTCCCTTGCATAGCCATGCGAAGCATCTTCACCCGGAGTCCAAGTTGGCTGCTCGATAGTCTTGTTGCGTAGGTCAGCTAGAATAATCTGTCCTGAGTCGGTACTGAACACACGGGCGTAGTGTGCATCCATTTCTGCTAGATGGTCTTTGCCTTTAACATTGACAACATCACCATCAATATCGTTCCAATCCATTACTGCAATGCCCTCATAAGTGCTGGTTGGTTGCTAAGTTGCTCTGGTCCCGCAGAAGCCTGTTGCTGAGGCATAGCACCCTGTTGCTGCATCTGCATCTGCTGTGCGGCCTCTGCCATCTGCTGCATGATCAGCTCACGCTCGTCTGTCGTTGTCAGAAGTTTTGTAGGAATACCAAGTTTGTCTGCGATGTAGTCGATAATCGCATCTTTCTTGATAGCAATCTGTGCTTCTGGACCCATAGACGCAGTGATCTGCATAAACTGCAACAGATCATTCAACTCATCCATATTCTGCGCTTGAGCCAGTGGCGAAATCGGTACTACCTTGACTTGCTGACCATTCACCTTGAGAGGCATCATGATCAATCCGATTTCATCCATCAAGAACAGGATTCTTGATACGATTGGCAGCATTGCCTCGGTAATCAGGCGACCAAACGCCGCACCAAGGTTCTGTGCTAACTCGTTCCTGCGCTGTACGACCTCTGTTGCCGACCGTGCAGACATATTGTCTGGCGGCAGGGTGTCGTCGAGCAGCATTTTCTTAATGTTCATCCGCAAATCGTTCATAATGATCTGCGAAACATTGAAGTCGGATGCTTTTGTAAGCGGCATCAGGCTTGGACCCTGTGGTCCACCATTGCGAGCTACCGGAATAATCGCACCCGGTTGAATCTTGATGGTCTGTACGTTGATTACGCCATCATCTGCCGCTGTATATACACCTGCAACAGCCAAAGCAGCGTTCTTCAAGACCAGTTCAACGGTCTTGTTAAGGGTCTTCACATCAGGCATAGCCGCAATCAACGGTCCACGACCATAGACTTCGCCAGCAACCTTCATGTATCGGGCAACGATCCAAGGTGAGACCTTCATTGTCCGGTAGACAATCTCTGACTTACTCTTCTCATGGATCACATGGTAGCAGTAGATGTTATCCTGCTTGTTGTAGACAGTTGCTTCCAGCAGTTCGACATCTTCAGTCGGCTTTTTGTCAATCATGAGCTGCAATGCAACGGGGATCTTGGCATCCGTCCACTGACGGCTGACTGCCTCGCCCTTTACACGCATCTTGCGATAAACATTGTCTACCGTCCCATGAGGTCCTTCTTCAAGACTGACAAGATATTGAGGAACCGCTGTAAACCTGATCGGAATGGACTCATCGCCAGGCTGAATGAGCATGACAGCCGTACCCACAGATAGGTCCAGTAGAAATTCCGACATCGCCAGATCAAAGTTAGTTTGTCTGAGAATAGAGAACATTTGTTCATTATATGCGTCCAGAACACGTTGTATCTCCCCTCTACGTTCCAATGGGATCTCGTTACCAGCCTGTAATCTGCACCACGCACGGTACGGAGGGAACAGACTGGACTGGATCTTGTTAGCAAATCGCTGTGTCGAATGGATGGCAGTCGAATCGAAGACCTTACTCATCTTCTTTTGACCGGGAACGCCCCCTTCATAGAAGCCATCATACAGATTGCGCTGTGGCAATGCGTATTCATAGCACTCCTGATAGATCGTTCTCCACTCATCCTTGCGAGCGGATGCAAGCGATGAACGCTTCATGATGTCTTCTACGCTCATCCTTGCCATGACTTAATCCTTAATCACCACGCACCAGCAAAATGCAAGTTACGCTAGTTGAAGCACCGCCACTAGTTGCTTTCGGACGGACATACAATGGTTCCGTATCAAATGCCGCCATACCCGCAACAGTAAACGTAACGGCCCCACCAGCGTTCTTTTTAGTCGATGCGACAAAGTTAGTCCCATCAATAGAACCGTCAAACTCGACAGTTGCAGCATTGAACGTGCCATATACCTGTGCTGTCAAATGATGTTTGCCATCCAGATAGATAGCGGTTCCGACATCATTGTTAGCCATACCAGTCCATGTATATACAATCGCTCCATCTGTAGCTGCATTCGTATGCTGAATCGTAGCCATGGTTACTTCCCTTTACTGGGTTTTGACTTACCAGCACTGGACATTGCCATTGCGATAGCCTGTTTTTGGGGATACCCCTTTTTCATCTCGGCACGAATGTTGGTAGACATTGTTTTCTGCGAGGAACCTTTTTTCATTGGCATTGTAGTCTCCATCTCTCTTGTGGTTAATCTTTCATATTCTTTATTCTGGCACTGAGAGCAGCGGCTTTCTGCTTTGCATCTGCGCTTGAAGATGCTCCCCATGCCCTAAGAGCTAGTAGTTTTCTGGTCGGTTTGCCCTTCTCGTCAAAGT